ACCACATTTACATTCAATCCTTTGGGTTTGGTAATGTAGATAGATTAAACGATACCATCAACCAACCTTACCCCTTATTGTGGGTCAGGCCTCTTGGCTCATTAGGGGTTTCACCATACGGACAAAGGACACTTACATTTGAGGTCTTTATGTTAGAGATTCCAAAGGGTGATGATTCCAATTACATCCAAGCATACTCTGATGCTGAAAGAGCTTTGTATGATGTCTACACCTTTTTCAGAGATGGTGCTCAACAACAAGAATACCAAATCAATATGTTAAACATCACGCCTGTTAGTGAAGCGTTCCAAGACCGAGCCATTGGGTTTGTGTCGCAGATGGAAATCATTACTGATTCTTCAGGCCTCACCATTTGTAATATCCCTACCAACCAATGAGCGTAATTACAAGAGAAGATATCAACGATTGGATTTCGGTTTACGAATGTCCAAACCCTTTTGATATGGTTGATGTAAAAATTATTGCAAGGCAGGTTGATTATGAGACCACTGGTTGGGATTATGAAATGGATGATGATTGTAAAACCCTTTACATTTTCAAGGATATGTAATGGCAGAGAACTTTAAAAACATTGAATTAGTCATTGAACAAGCAGCAACCCTATTGGTTGAGGCTATGAAGGATGGTTCAATATCTCAAGATTTATTTGCCACAGGCAAGTTAGCTCAAAGTATTACATCACAAACCCAATTCAAAGATGGTGTCTTTGGGTTTCAAATCTTTATGGAAGACTATGGTCTTTACCAAGATAGTGGGTTTTTCAGACCCCCCGGCAAGAGACCTCCACTTGAACCCATTATCAGTTGGTTACAAAGAAAAAGAATTACACCGCCAGAGGGTATGTCGGTCAGAACCTTTGCGTTTCTAATCCAAAGAAAGATTGGTAGACAAGGTGCATATGTCAAAGCGAGACCATTCATACAACCTGCGGTAAACTCGGTTGTAAATAATTTCCTTGTTCCTAAACTTGAGGAAGCAGGGGTTAAGGATATTGAAGAATCAATAGCGATATCAATTGGTAAAAATAATAAAATGAAGGTAACATAAAATGGCTATTACTTTACAACAACAACCCACAACTCCCAACGGAGCATTCGCTGATTTGATTTATGTGGCTACATCCACTAATCAAAACCAACCACAATTTCAGTTTGTAGCCAAGGTTAGTGTTACGGGCTCTGCTGATATCATTACCCTAAAACAACAACCCAACCCAAGTGGTAAGGGAGTGTTCAATATGGGTTCAATTATCGCAACCTTGGTTGATTATGATAACCTTTGGAAAACACAAAAGTTTGCTACCTCATCTTTAAGCGGTAAAACAATTGTCACAACCTTTGGTGAAGAGTTTGGAACCTCTACATCCTCATCAGTTTCTATTGTTAATACAATCACAGGCTCACCCCTTTATATCATTCCCAAAGTAGTAGAGCCAGATTCGGGTGATTGGAACTTTCAATCTTCTTCTTATTATCAAGCGGTTTACACCAGCGATGGTGGGATAACCTATTCATACCAACATACTTTATCAGATTCACCTGTAACTAAATCAATTAGGGATAATGAGTATGAAACTATTTCTTTGATAAATGGAAACTTTGCAAATACTATATCTGCTTCTTTCTACGCTCAAGACATATTTGAAGTTCAGTTCAAGGTTTACAATAGTAGTGATACCTTAATTCAATCACAATCATTTTACAATTCAGTATCAAATGGTGGCGGTCCAAGAACCACACCAAACTCACAATATTGGTCTAATGCTTTTGCCCAACAAACGGACAAAACACGATTACTTACCATTGGGGTAGGTCCTCAAAACATTGATGATTGGACTACCCCACTATCCTCTTCATGGTCTTACTATACTGTAAAAGTTTTAGGTCAAGCAGATGATGGATTTGAAAACGATAATGGTATCTTTGCCTTTCGTAGATATGAAAAGCAGACGCCTGAATGTGGGTATGTTGGAACTCGTTTTGCTTTTATCAATGAGTTTGGTGTTTTTGATTATTACACATTCCCATTTGCGGATACCATTACCGATACAATGAATCGTTCAGAATACACACAAACCTTTGTGGATTATTCAACTACCTCAAACGGAGTTACTTACAATAAGTCTCGTAGGGGAGCAAGGGTATTTAACCAAGACTACACACAAAATAGAGTGGCTGAGAGCGATTATCTTACACAATCAGAGGTAGATTGGTTAAGGCAATTAGTAGAGTCGCCTGAAGTGTTTATTCAATCAGGTGTAGATTTTTTACCCATAGTAATTACGGATTCTAATTTTACATTTAAGACCAATCCAAGAACGCAGAAATTATATCGTTTAACCTTATCCTATAAGATGGCTAACCAAAAACGGAGCAGATAAGATTATGGCAAATGATTTAGTTTTAAGGGTTGTACTTGACCAAGGTTCCGATGGCGCTGTAGCTAGTGGTGGTCAAATTACCTATGATGGTCAATATGTTATTCATACATTTACATCATCAGCTAATTTTGTAGTTGAAAAAACTACACCAAATACACAATTCCAAGTTCTTTTAGTTGGTGCTGGTGGTAAGGGTGGCGATGCTAACTTTGGTGAAGTAGCTGGCGGTGGTGGAGGAGGCGGTGGTGAAGTATTAGAAACTTTTATTTCATTAGGTGCTACTGGTTCTACTTTTCCTGTTGTTATTGGTAATAAAACTATAAACAATGGATTTACCACATTCGCAGGACTAACCGCTATTAGCGGTGGTAATGGTGGTAATGCAAACACTTTTATATCTGCATCGTTCCTTGATGGAAACAATGGTGGTTCAGGCGGTGGTGGTGGTTCAATCAAAAATATAGCAAGCTCTTCTGCCTTTTTCGGAAATAGTGGTTCAGGAACTACTGGTGGCGATGGTGGAGTACAAATTCCTGGTTCTTTGATTTTTGGCGCAGCTGGTGGTGGTGGTGGTGGCGCTCAACCTGAAAATGGATTTAGCTATGGTACATCGGGTGGATTTGGGATTGGACCATTCGGTGGTGATGGTAAAGCTACAACAATTCGTGGAACTACTGAATTCTTTGGTGGTGGCGGTGGCGGTGGAACAGCTGCTACCGTTGGTTCATCTTTTCCTTGCGCAGCTGCAGGTGGACTTGGTGGTGGTGGATGTGGTGCATATGATAGCGGCGTCCCTACTGTTCAATTATCAATTACAGGTTCAACCAATACGGGCGGAGGTGGTGGTGGTGGTGCTTATGGTGAATCTGCACCCACAGGTCAATCTTCAGGCTCTAATGGTGGTAGTGGTATCACAATTATCAAATACCTACCATTTATTAACAAAACTTACGATTTAGATACTCCATCTGATATTGATTTTAGGATTGATTTATCAGCCATTGAGAATACTGAAATTGGTTCTATCTTTGGTATAGCGTCTCAAGTCTTTGAACTACCATCATCTAAAACAAATGATGAGTTCTTTTCAGCTGCTTTCAATGTAAACTCTACATCAGTTAAAGGATTGAAGAACTCGGTGGATTGTCAAGTTCTTGTAAATGGTGGTGAAATCTTTAAAGGTAATTTAATCCTTAAAGAGGTGGTTACCGATGGATACAACAATACACAATATTCCGTTGAAGTTGTAAACGAAACCATTGACTTTCAAACCCTTATCCAAGACCAATATATTTCTGACTTGGATTTTAGTGATTACAATCACAATTATACAATGGCTAGTATTACATCTTCGTGGACTGGTTCTTTAGCCAATGGTGATATTGTATACCCTCTTGCGGATTATGGTGTTGATTCAACGGATTCAACCTTACCCCTAATTGAACTTGGTGGATACACCGGCAAGATGGATAGTGTAAACACTCCACTAAAAACAATTCAGTTCAAACCAGCCATTAGGGCCAAAGCATTGATTGATACAATGTTTGATTCAGTTGGGTATAGATACTCATCATCATTTTTTGATTCAAGTGATTTCAATAACATTTATGTTCTTCCAACTGCAACTGATAAATTAGGTATACAATCTCAAGCGTCTCAAGATGCCGGATTTTATGTGACTAAAACAAGTTCACAAACTTTCGTAGATGACCCAGCATTTTCTCCCCTAACTTTTGAGGCAGAACAATGGGACCCATCCGCAGGTTTCAACCTTGCAACTGATACTTTCACAGTTCAAACCGCAGGAGCATACGCATTTAAATTACAATTGAATATATCAGCGCCTGATGGAACGGGTGTACCTGATATAAAAGAGTTTACCGTTAGAGTAAAAGTAAATGGTGGTGCTACCTTTTCTCAATTCTACGATATGGTTGGAAATACAAATGGTATAATGACCTTTGTAACGCCGGGTCAAAACTTAAATGTTGGAGATACAGTAACGGTGGATGCAAGGTATAGAATCTTCAGTACAGGCACTACCCCAGCTGCATCCATTAATAATAACCTAACATTCTTCCAAACTGTTTATGCTCCAACCGCACTAATTGGTGGTAATGTAAACATGGCTCAACAATTTGAAGAGCAAGCCAAATCCCTTGATTTCCTGAAGGGAATTATCCAAATGTTCAACTTGGTTGTTGAACCTAAAAAGGATGAGCGTAAGACCCTTATTATTGAGCCATTTGATACTTGGAGAGATTCGGGTGTAATCAAGGATTGGACAACCAAGTTTGATTCAGCTACAAAGATTTCTATCAAGCACCCTATCCAAGACCAACCACGAAAGCTAATCCATAGGTTGGAAGATGATGATGATTCCTTAAATGTTTTTTCTAAACAACAATTTGATAGGGAATATCCCTATGGAACAAACTTCTACACCGCTGATTCTGATATTGCTCAAGGTGATAAAGTCATAGGTTCGTTCTTTGCTCCCACACCCACAAAGGGTATTGGTGGTGGTAATAATATTATTATCCCTCACTTGTATAAATCAGATGCTGGGGAAAAGAAACCAATCAAGTTTAAACCAAGATTATTATACCTTATTCCCAATCGTGGAACCATTGACGCAGTTGGTGGTAAAATCTTTGTTAGGGCTGATACCGGTCTTTCAGTTGGTAAGACCTCTTACCCAACCTTGAACCATCTATCTGCCCTTCCAGCGGATGATTCAACAACCTCATTACACTTCAATGCAAATAAGTGGTATCCATACCACAATAACTTTGCGTATGGATATACCATCAATGGGTTATTCAATCAGTATTGGGGTAGATACATCAATGAATTATACGATGATGATGCAAGGGTAATGACTTGTAATATTTTCTTTG